TTTTTAATTTATTTAAATTATTAACAGCATTTCTAGCCGAAACTTTAATTTTTATACCGACTTCACCGTTAGCCACAATAAAAAAATATCTTTTTTAAGTTTACCTTAATTTGGTTTTTTTCAACATTTTTTCTTCCTCATCATTGAGAATACTAAAATAAGCAGACCAAATGAATAACTCTTCAAGGGTCATTTTTTGCTGCAGTTCTAATAATGTATATTTAAGTTCTTTTGCCACACCTAACTGAAGCATAAGAAAATTATCCTTTTTTAGTTGTAGCTTTATTTTTTTGGGTCAGTATCTATCTCCTCAAATTCAGCTTCACTTATAACAGCAAGCATCAATGCTTGTAAATCTGCGTCTCTGCATTCGTTTTTTAGTTCAGCAGCATGACCAGCAGCAAACATTCTTTGTCCATTTTCGTCTGTTGCCTTTTGGATAAATAACTGTAAAGCAAACGCATTAAGGTCATCTTTAGTGCCTTTCTGCGCTCTTTCTCTTTCAGCCATTGTTAAAGGTGTTGACCAAAATTCAAAGATCTCACCATTTGTGAGTTCTACTTCTCTTTTGATCGGTTGCAAGTTAGCAGCCTTTTTTAATTTCTCCAAAGGAGAAAGGCGAGGTTTTGGGGTTGCCATAAATTATTTAATCTAATTTAAGTTATCAACTACTTGTGCTGAAGTCAAAGGTTGGTGCTTCAGTTGGTTTAAATGTAATCTCAACAGATTGTGCATCGTCAGGGTTTACATTAAATTCTGCACCAGAAAGCATTGCATCAAGTTGAATACTTCTACTTAAAGCTTCAGTACCTTTTTTATCAGTATAAAGTTTAAATGCTGCACCAACTTGGTTTCTTTGAATTACATCTTCAACCATTCTATTTGCTAAAGCAGAATCCTCATCCGTAACAAATACAGTTGCTGTTCCTTCACCATCAGCAAAACCAGCAATAAAAGTTCTAAATGGTACTGCCTGTGTATCTTGCTGACCGATAGTTGTAATATCTATATTTTCTCTTTCTATAGAAAAACTCCACTGTTGCACTTCACCTACTGCTGAAAAATCTGCATAAGCAACTTGAAATTCATTAGGGGCTGCTGCTGTTCCAACATCAGTAATATTGACTGCAGATCCACCTGCCGTTGCAGATACTTGTAAAGCACCTGTTGCTGCTGTATAAGCGATAACAAAAAAAGTATCACTGGTATTTAGCCCTGCAGGTAAAGTTCCTGTGCCACTGCCTCCTGTTTGTGCATTTATAACAGAAAATTTAACACTGTCACCAACTTTAAAATTAAGATAAGTTTCAACAGTAATAGTTTCAGTTGCTATTGCAACATTAGCTGTTCCAAATGTGCCTTTAGTACCTGCTGGTTTGTAATACAACGCACCGCTAGTACCAGATAATACAGTTGCCATTTTTTTAAATTAGACAGATTTTATTCTATTGTAACCACGCTTCAAAAATAAAGCTCAACTCTGTTTGAAAAAAGGGTTGTGGACTTGCTGGTGAAACTTGGCTTGGCCCTACTGTATCACCAAATATGATCTGACTGACGGTTTGTCTATGAAATAAATCTTTTATTCGTTCTGCAATCGTATAATTAGCACCTGACCCAACGCCTTGAGGTGTGAATACATTTACTATTAGTTCACCATTATGCTTGTTATAACCGCTTGTAGGTGATTGTAATGTTGCTGACTCATGTATTCCAAAGGTAATTGATGACTGTATCCAACTTGTATTATTAGGCGGTGAAAAAGGGACGTTTTGAAAAGCAACGGTATATGCTGGTGCATTTGCCATTTCAGTCGCAAGTCTTGTTTCTATAGCTGCCCTTACATCATTAATAGTATTCATTATCTTCCAGCCTCTTTTAAAATATCTCTTTTAGTTTTTTCTATTAATCTGTTCGCCCAATCTTTTGGTATTGGTGTTTCATTATCAGATTTTGTTAATTGGTAACCATTTTTCCAAGATGGTGGTAGGTTTGTTCCAAAAGTTACTGGCTCTGCATATTCAAGTTTATTAATTAAATCTACTTCTAAATTAGAAACAGTTCTTTTAAACCATGCAGTTCTCATAGTACCTTCACGCACAGGAACATCTTCACCTTCAAGTCTTTGTAGCAATATATTTGCACCAGTGACAACAAGATCCTCTATTTCACTTTCAGAAAAATTTCCAATTTGTCCAATATTAAAATTTTTAGTAGCCATTATGACCTCACTATTAATGTAAAAGTAATCGCAAGTCCAGCAGCTTCTAAAGTATCTACAGTAATTATTTGATGCACAATATTATTTATTAAAATTTTATCTTTAGTAGTAGGTGTTGTATTTACATCTTTTGCAGCAATTGTAACTCTTTTATCATCTTGGTTTATTAAATCATTTACTTCAAACTTTGAAATATTATCAACTAAAGCTTTTATTGGGACATCTGTATTGCTTTCGGTAACACTGCCTGTACTTTTATTGTAAGTACCCAATGTTACAAATCTTAATACAATGTCACTGCCGGTTGCTTTTATAACACCCGGTATAGCGTTTTTTAATTTTGCAAAACTTGCCATTACAGTCTATACGCAATAACTGAGCCACTAGCTAATTGAAATGCTGTTATAACTCCACAAATTTCACAACTTGCATTTAAGGTAATAGTTGTACTAGCACCATCTATGTTTTGGGCGGTTATGGATGCAAAAACAGTATCTTCATTGGCCTGTATTTTTCCAAATCTACCTGTATGTGCTGCAGTATCTTTTACAATTTTGGCTGATGGAAAATCATAAGACATTGGTTAACTCCTCCTTACGGCGATTGTTGCAGGCCCACTTATTCTAATGCCTGTTAAATATTGTTCAATTATAGGTGGTATCCGGTTAGCACCGACAGCACCATAAAATCTTGGTTTTACATTTATATTTCCTATAGATATTTCATTAAAGTCTTCAAAACCACTTAAATCAAGGCCATCCTTATTATTGTTTAAATAAACAGCTAAATGAATTTGTGCGTGCTTGACCCTATCAGGTATTTCATTATCTGCATAAAAAGCAGGTTGTAAATTACTAGGATATAAAGCATTATAAGTGCTTGTATATGTATATGGTTTTTTTACACCTGTTCTTGGCCACTCTAACGCCTGCACATCATTAGTCCTTGCACCTAAAAATCTTTCACGATCAATTCTTTGCGCTGCGCTAAAAAGCGCACGATTTTTTTGGTCAGTTGTACTTGAGGCCCAAGTAGTAATATCGTCATTTTCTACAAGACCGTCAATAAAAGCTTGTGCAGCAGTTAAATCAACGTATGTATTAGCAGTTGCACTTCCAACTGTATTAACTAATGATATTGCCATTTGTTTTTGATTTAGTTGGTTTTTTTGGCTTTTTAAGCTTTGGTAAAGAAGAAGCCGCTTTTAAAGCAGCTTCTCTTTCTCTAGCTAATCTAAAAGTAGCTATACCCATTACTTCCTAAAAGCACTAACAGCAGTTGAACTTGTAACTCTAAAAATAAAAGTTCCAGAAGAATCTGCAGTAATGTCTGGCTCGCCAACAATAGTTACGTCAGAACCAGCAGTCAAAGTGAATTTATGAGTTGATGCTGCCTTATTGACAATAGTTAACTCAAAACATTGACCGACTTTATTTTGTACACCAAGGGCAGTAAGAATTTCTGCAGCAGTTGGTGTTGTAATGGCCCTATTACCTGTAGGTGTACCGTCAACAATGCCTTCAATTAGTTCAGCAGTTGTTAATGTATGCGCTCCATTTTCAGTTTTAATAACCTTGGTTTTGGTTAATTGACCAAATGGAGGGTTTTGTAATTCAAAAATACTAGCCATGAAAGTTTACCTCTTAATCTAATGGTGATGTAACAGTAGCCCTTACAATGCCGATATTTTTTGTGTCATAAACCTTAGACCAGTTTGAAGCTGTTTCAAGCTGTGTTCTAGTTGGGTTTGTTGTTGTAACAGCCCACTTAGTACCAATAGGGTGGTAAATGTAAGCGTGCTTAAATGACACAACATCTTCAAAAGCAAGTACGTCTCTGTCAACTAAAGTTTCCAATGCAGCCTGTTCGCCTGTTGCGACACTACCTTGTGCAAAAAAGTAGACCGCGTATTCCGTTGACGCACCAGAACCAGCTTTTGGAATATCGTCAGAAACTACAATATTCATACCCATGTACTGAGGCACAGATACATCGCCGTAAGCACCAGCAGATGAACCACCAAAAGCATTAATTGTACTTGCACCTGTTGCTGCAGTACTTAAACGTGCTTCAGTGTTTGTTACATAGTCAAGAGCCTTACGTTCTTTTAACGCATAAAACACTTTGGAGTGCATTGCAATAGTTGTAAGCTTATCGCCTTGGTCGCCAAGTAACGATTGTGCTTTTGATACAGTACCAGCACCTAAAGCTGTTGGTGTATCGCCGGATTCGGAATCAATGCAAAGGTCAAATAAAGCTGATGAACTGGTGTTAGCAGTTAATGAACCAAAAACACCCTGTAAGCAAGAATATAAATCCTTTTGCTTTTCATTGTTAATGTATGCACCAAGTTTTTGTCTTATTGCACTTATTGGGTCAGGTGAGTTAGAACCAATTTTTTGCCCTGCAAGTTGTCTTGCAGAAAACGCATCACCACTAGTAAGCACAACACCTATTTGGCTGCTCTGCTCAATTTTGTTTGGTGTTAAAGATGAACTGTCGTCAAGCCTTGTATAGTTTCCACTAAGGTTTGCTTTGTAGAAAGGTATATTGACGAAATTGCCCCCTTGAGTGGAGCTTAAATTTAATTCTGCTAAAGGTGCAACTACTCCACTTTGTAGAAAACTATCCCTTAAGGTTGTCTCCTCAATAATGCTTGCAGCAAACACCTCTGGCACAATAATGTCAGATAATGTTGTAGCCATTTTAGTTAAATGGAAATTTTTACAATTTTAGGCACAGCCCCCTTAAC